ACACAGACAATTCCGCCTACTCCACCAATTACACGGAGCTTAGCTTTGAGCTGAGCTTTTATTATTAACAAACTAACAACACGGAGCTGAGCTTATGTATATGAGCCTTGAAAACCTAAAGATAACTGAAGTAGAAGTTGAAAACGGTAAGTGGGTCGGCGGTAAATTCAAAGACCACAAAACGCCAAAAGAGAAGCACAAAGTTGTATTTGAAGACAATTATACAAACTTAATTGATATTGTGTCAGAGCTGAGACACGCCGCAGAGCGTAGCTCACACAATAAAATTATAGTTAGCTTTGAAATTAATGCGGAGTATTAATTATGATTGATTATAATTTTATAAGTAAGGGAAGACTAGACGGAGCAGTGGTTGACGTTGCTCTGCCTGTTAAGATTCCTGCATTAAGTCTAAAAAAAGCTATTGCAAAGTTTTCACCAAAAGAGAATTGTAGCATGGCTGTTATATATTGGACTAGCAGGAAGGGTAACGAGTCTAAAAAAGTTATCTCAATTCCATTCACCAACAGGAAGCAAAGGAAGGGCAAATAATGATTAATATATTATTAGTTATTGGTATACTTGTTATAGGTATAATTGCTATAATGGGTATGAAAGCAACTGGAGCTCTATAAATGATTGAAATATTTTTAGATGCACCAATGGAGCTCAAGGTACTTATCTTGGGCTCTATTTTTTTGATACTAAAAGAGTTATTTACAGGAAGGACTAGACGGCATGGCGAAGACAAAAATCACATGGACAATTAAATCTAAAATAATTAGTTTTTTATTGACTACACAATACCGTAAAGAGTACGACTGTATGACACCATCACAAGTAGCTCACAAGTCAGCAACACTTATTGAGAAAATCTTTGAGTCTGACTTGCCGCCGCTCTTGGCGTTATCTAATGAGTTACAAAAAACAATCAAAGAGGACTAAACTTGAAAACAATAAAACAAATAAAAGACGTGCTATCTTGGGAAACTTCTCAAGGTAGCAGAGCAGAGACTTGTATTAATTTTTTGGGTCACTCAAAAAAACCTAATGCAATAAATGAAACACACTTAGAAGACTTGACGGCGTTTATAAAAAAGCGTGGAGTCAAAGGTTCTACTGTTAATAGGTATCTTGCAAGTATTAGTAAGATATTGAAGTATGCCTACAATAGACCTAGTGTCTACAATATGACTAGACTGCCGCACATAGCATGGCAGGAAGAGTCAAAGGCTAGACTTAGATTTATGACAGCAGACGAAGAGCAAAGAATGATTAAGATACTAGGCAAGAGTCCATATCTTAGTCTATTTTTATTTCTGTTAGATACAGGCGTTAGACTAGGCGAAGCATTGTCATTTAAAAAAGATGCAATACAGAGACTAGACGGCAAATACTTTATTGTATTGTATGCAGATGAGACTAAAAACAATACGACTCGTAGTGTACCGTTGACTAGACGGTGTGTAGCTATGTTGCAGAAAACAGGTGATTTTAGTCACCTAAACTATAACATGGCGGAGCGTGTTTGGCAGAAGCTACGTAAAGAGATGGGACTAGACGGCGATAAGCAGTTTGTAATACACTGTCTACGTCACACGTGTGCTTCAAGACTAGCTCAATCAGGTAAAGTAGAGTTACACTTTATTAAAGAATGGTTGGGTCATAAGTCTTACAACATGACACTTAGGTACGCCCATTTAATGCCTAAAAATCTACTAAAAGCTGTCAACATACTAGAGGACTACAAGTAAAGTTCCCATAGTAGATAGCACAAATTAACACATAAACTTATAGGAGTTACTTTGACCAAGATACTAGAAATAATGCCTACTTTCCCTGACCAACAAGCTAATGAGAAGGACATGGCTGAAAGTGGTAAAAATAGAACCAACAAAAGACTTCATTCTCATATTGAGCGTGAAGAAGAGAGTGTTACCAGTTACGGTAAAGTAATGGTAGCCAATACAATCAGACCTTTAGCAATGGCTATTGGTGACTGGATAACTTACACTGCTAAAAACACTGTTAGTAAACCACCTATAGCTTTCACTAAACTATGTGAAGTTGAACCTGAGATATTGGCTTTGATTACAGGTAAGCACATAATAAATACAATCACACAATATAAACCATTGACCGCTACATGTATAAGTCTTGGTGGTAAAGTTGAGACTGAGATTGCACTAAAGAATTTCAGACATCTTAACCCTGAATTATACGATACGGTCAAGCAAGACTTGGACAAGAGGTCTTGGAATTACACTTACAAGCGTAGAAAACTAAGAGAGAGTTCTAAGCGTGACAATGTCATGGCTTGGGAAGAGTGGACTACGCCCACAAAACTACACGTAGGTCTCAGACTTGTTGAGCTTATGATTGAGTCTACTGGTATGATTGAGATAGGTGTAGAGACTATTAAACATAAAAAAGCAAAGATAGTTAAACAGACTCAAAAGACTAGAGACTGGATTAAAAACAGAAATGCTTTTAATGAGTTACTAAACCCTGACTACATGATGACGGTTATGCCGCCAAAAATGTGGGACTCAGTTGAAGGTGGCGGCTACTGGACTAAAGAGTTACCGTCATTAGATTTAGTAAAACAAAAGAACAAATTGTTTGCACGTGAATTAGCAAACTTTGACATGCCTAAAGTATACAAGGCGGTAAACGCTATGCAGTCAACCGCATTTAAAATAAACAAATACATCTTAGGCGTAATGGCAGAGGCTTGGGACAGAGGACTTGCTATCGGTGGTATGCCACCTATTAAAAATCTTGAAGTACCTAACAAGCCTCTTGACATTAAAGATAACAAAGAGTCAAGACGTAAGTGGAAGAAGGAAGCAGTTATAGTGCATACAGAAAATGCACGTATGTTTTCTAAAAGAATGTTGTACGCAAAGATATTACACTTGGGTGATAAGTTTAAAAACTACGCCACAGTTTACTTTCCGTTACAATTTGATTTTAGAGGCAGAGCATATTGTGTACCTGCATTTCTAAACTATCAATCAATCAATGGTGCTAAAGCGTTGTTGTCTTTTAGTAAGGGCAAACCTATTACAAAAGAAAACAGAGGCGACTTTTGGTTGGCTGTGCATGGTGCTAACATGTACGGTAACGATAAAATATCATTACAGGATAGAGTTCAGTGGGTAAAAGATAATGAAGACTGGATTATAAAATGTGTTGATGACCCATTTACAAATAGACAATGGGAAGACGCAAGTAATGCTTTCCAATTTTTAGCGTGGGCTGAAGAGTGGAAGAGATTTAAAGCTGAAGGTGATGGCTTTGTGTCTAACATAGTTGTTAATGTTGATGGCTCTTGTAATGGTTTACAAATTTACTCTTTGATGTTGCGAGACAAAAAAGCAGGTGAGCTAGTAAACTTGTTACCTAGTGATAAACCAAAAGACATTTATCAATTAGTTGCAAACTCTGTAATAGAGACATTAAAAGAACATGCAAAGGTCGGTAGACCGTATGCACAACAATGGCTTGACTATGGAGTAAAGCGTTCAACTACTAAAAGAAGTATTATGACTATCTGTTATGGAAGTACCAGATATTCTTGTACGGACTTTGTTGTTGAAGACTTAACAAAGCGTAAAGACAAAGGTGAGATGCACCCATTTATTGACGATATGTTTAAACCTGCATCTTATTTAGCAAGTATAATATGGGACAGTATCGGTGATAACTTAAAATCAGCAAGAGTTGGTATGAAGTTCTTACAAGATATTGCACGTGTTGTATCTAAGTTACAGTTGCCTATACATTGGGTTACACCAGTTGGTTTTCCAGTGTATCAGTCATACCCTGAGATGAAGTCTAAAAGAGTTAAGGCTATGCTTATGGGTGAAGTTATAAAACCACGTATCAATGTAGAAGATGACAAGACTGATAGACTCAGAATGTCTAACGGAGTTGCACCTAATCTGGTTCACTCTGTAGACTCTGCGGCTATGATTGAAACTGTCAACATTGCATTAGAGAATGGTATTGAAAACTTTTGTAACGTGCATGACTCGTTTGGTACTACTGCGGCAGACGTAGAAGTATTGAATAAGAGTCTAAGAGAAGCGTTCATACAGATGTTTACTGATAATGACATACTAGCCAATTTCAGAGATGATGTATTGAGACAGCTTCCTGAAGAGTACAAGACTAAGTTGCCTGAAGTTCCGCAAAAAGGTGACTTAGATATTAATGAATTGCGGAATAGTGAGTTCTTTTTTGCATAAGAAAAGTACCCCTAGTAGACAATAAAAAAGGAGACTTAAAAATATGTCTAAAAACAACAATGTAAGGATTGTTACGCCAATAGGTATTTCACAATACGCATGGCTTACAACTCCTGATACGCAATTTGACCAAGATGGTCATTATAAGACCAACCTTATAGTCAATGCGAAAGAGTCTCAATCAGTTGTCAAAGCGATTGATGATGAGATTAAGAAAAGTGTTACTCTTGCTAAAGAGAAGACTAAAGGTAAAGAACCTAAAATGGCAAATCTTCCATACGAAGAGGAAATCATTGAAGGTAAACCTACTGGAAATCTTATCTTCAAGTTTAAGACTAAAGCTAAAATCATAACTAGAGATGGTAAAGTTATTCCAAATAAAGTTGCTATCTTTGATAGTGCAGGGAAACCTATGGTTGATGCTAATGTCTGGTCAGGCAGTGAGATGAAAGTATCAGCAGAGTTGATACCATATTTTACAGCTATGGCAGGTGCAGGAGTAAGCCTTAGATTAAGGGCAGTGCAGATAACTAAACTTGTAGAGGGTGGAGCAGGTAACTCAAAAGGTTACGGCTTTGACGAGGTGAAAGATGGTTACGTTGCACCAGAAGACAAGACATTTGAAAATGAAGTGGCAAACTCGCAAACTGACTTCTAATCAAGTAGGTCTTAAATATGGTTTTAGGTCAGGCTTGGAGATAGCAATATCAGAAGAGCTTGACTTAAACAAAGTTAAATACGAATTTGAAAAGATTAAATTAAAATACACTGTGCCTGAGAAGGTACATACATATACACCTGATTTTTATTTAAAAGAAAAAGATTTTTTTATAGAGACAAAAGGTTTGTTCACATCTCAAGACAGAAAAAAGATGAGATTCATAAAAGAACAACACCCTGAGTTAGACATAAGATTTATATTTAGTAATAGTAAACAAAGAATTAGTAAAAAAAGTAAAACAACTTACGGAATGTGGTGTGAGAAATACGGATTTAAGTATGCTGACAAACATATTCCAATAGAGTGGTTATGAGCAATTTGAGAACAGAAACAAAATACATAGTAATACATAGCAGTGAGTCTTCACCTAAAGAAGACTTTGATGTTAAAGATATTGACACACAACACCGTAAAGACGGTTTGTTTTCTTGTGCGTTTCATAAAATAATAAAAAGAGATGGAACAATACAAGATGGTAGAGACATACAAATAGCAGGAGCACATATTGCTGATGGTTCTCTAAAATTGTCTAATAAAAATTCCATAGGTATCTGCTTAGTAGGCGGAAAAACTACAGATGGACAACCTGACTGTAATTACACGTTCAAACAGTACACCGCTTTGGTAAACCTCGTTAAAAAGTTGAAACAGGATTACAGTGGGGTTGAGATAGTAGGTCACAGAGATGTGGCAGACTCCGTATCTCCGCACTTTGATGTATCAGAGTTGCTGAGATAGTTTGTTGGGGTGGTAGAGAAGCGAGAGTGGAAACTATCACCCCTAAATAATTAGACAAAAAATTTTATGCAAAAAACTGAAAGTGAATTTTTATATCATACGTCTTGCGACAACTGCAATTCTAGTGATGCCAACTCCGTCTATTCTGACGGACATACATATTGTTTTTCATGCAATACAACAACAAGAGGAAACGATTTGAATAATCCAATAGCAACAGAAACCAGTAAAGAATTTATTGAAGGTAGTATTACGGAATTAAGTAAACGTAAAATTAATTACAACACAGTTCAAAAATTTAATTATCAATCTGGTGCATGGTTTGGTAGACCATGTCAAATAGCAAACTACTACAACAAAGACAAAGAGCTTGTTGCACAAAAACTTAGATACCCTGATAAAACATTTCAGTGGTTAGGTGACGCAAGAGAAGCAGGTTTGTTTGGTCAACATTTGTGGAGAGACAAAGGTAAGATGTTGATTATTACAGAAGGCGAGATAGATGCAATGAGTATATCTGCTATCAACCAGAATAAATTTCCTGTTGTCAGTATAAAATCAGGAGCTCAAGGAGCAAAGAGAGATATACAAAAAGAGTTAGAGTGGGTTGAAGGATTTGACTCTGTGTATTTTTGTTTTGACCAAGACGAG